CTCAGTTGTTGGTTTGGATAAGCCAAACATTTTTAAAAAACCAGCTACAGGAGAGGCAATAGTTGAATAAACAGAAGCAAAAGGTCCAACGAGAGGAACATTATGAAGCAAAGCGGAAATAGGTTTTAGGGTTTCTAGTGTTGAAGAAATTATACCAGAAGATGACTTCTTAGTAGCTTCAACATTTCGTTTTGATTGAGGATGTAGAGTTGTTTTAGGACGAGACGCAGGAAGAGGAATGTTGAGAGAACATGGAATCATAGCCTCAGCATCCACAAATTGTGCAGTAACTAGGACCTTTGCAGAAGCAGGATCTCCATTAATGTCAACCAGGGGATTAAGAACAGTAACTTCAACATGTCCAATTTCATCATTCAAGTAATGAGCCAAATCCAAAGCACGCTTATTAGAGATGAAAGGAATATCAAGTATTGCCGCCTCCGAAGCTGTGGCTGATATAAGGATGTGTGGGTACCCGGAAGCAATAAATGGGTTTGCCGATTGTGCTGAATATGGGTTATTATGCGACATAGGTTCCCAAGAAACAATAAGTTTGCCGTACAAAAATCTATTAGATGCAAGACGGAACGTAAGTCTAATTCCTCCACGAAAGAGACGAAAATTCTGAATCTTGTCATGGATAACTTTTTGCGAGAATAAATCTTTGGGAAATTGATATTCATGGAGAATAGTGCCGGTTGCAGCCGTGTCACTCCAACTGATTGAACCCATTTCATATTCTCTATTGAAAACTCCATTTAATGGAAAAGTTTCCATATTAAACACGGTGTGTGGTTGTTGGTAAACAAGAGGGGCAACAGATGAAACAGTAAGAGGAGCAGCATCATCATAAGTACCAAGTTGGACTTGTTGAGTAGGGGTGGAATTATTGATATCACGATCAGGTGTATCGGAGTTGACATTGGATGATAATGAAGAATCACTAAGTCCGGTGAGATTTTCAGGAAATTAAATCTACAAAAATGGTAAGGCCATCAGTCCTAGAGGGTTGGAAAATCAGTACATTGATTTCCAATAATATGCATAACTTTGACGTTTTTCACGAACAAATTTAAACATATCTGGGTTATTTTCCTCCACAGCATGAAGGAATTTATTTGACCAAATGGTAAAAGTGTCTCTACCATGATGGGATAGTTCTCTAAAATATGATTCAGCCACTGCGAGTAAAACGGTGTCTGGATCGTTAGGAGTTCTAAACCAATAAGTACTTTCAACTATAGTATTTAGATCAAGGGGTGCTCTGTAGAGAGAATTTTCTTTAACAAATCTTCTTCCTAAAAAACTAATTGTATCCA